CTTAAATTACAGAATAACGATGAACATCATTTTGAGGGTGGAGCACTTGACATTAACGCTTCTACTGATATTAGTGGTAACTTTAGATTATTCCCATCCAAGTGTGTTGAGGATCCTGATGCTATTCAGTTTACTAACAAATCATTCGTCCCAACATTTAGAGTTGAACCAGAATTTGGTGATACATTTGTTGGTCGTTTACTTGACGTCGCTGGTATTGCTGGAACCAACCCAACTAACACACAACCAATTCTTGATGTTAGAAATCTAGGTGTTAATGGTGCTAATAGCTTCACCGTTATGCAAGATGGATCTATCAATGCGTTTGGATTGACTGGATACAAGAATAAGAATGGTGGACATATTTCTAAGTTTATCAATTCAGATAGTTCTTTGTCTGTCAATATAAATTATATTGTAGCGGTAGCTCCTTCTACTGGTGCTCTTATACTTACTCTTCCAGATAATCCTGAGACAGGTGATATAATCAGAATTACTGAAGTTGCAGGAGCATTGACTTATAACAACTCTCTTGTAATTCGTGCTCCAATCATTGGAGGTGAACCAGTAGCACTTCAAGGAGATACCTCAGGAACCAAGTTAGGTGGATTATCTACACCATATGGATCTGGTGAACTAGTTGTTCAAAACAGAAATGCATCCTTCGGACTCATATTTGTTGGACAAACAGATGGAGATAACTTTATTCCTACTGCTTATCAAGGTTGGTGGTTAACTGAACTATAATGGCATTTTATAACAGACTAAAAACTATGAAGTCAGCTCCAGTAGGCACTATTATGCCTTGGAGTGGACAGTCTAGTGATGGAGATCTTCCTAACAATATACCAACAGGGTGGATTGTTTGTGATGGTAGAACATTTCCAGCTAATACTTTTCCTCTGTTAGCATCCATGATTGGAAACACATATGGTCCTACTGACAGTGCAATTGTTGGAAACTTTCCTGACTTTGATGAAGGAGATGTTTTTAGAGTTCCTAACTTAAATGGTAGGGCAATGGTTGATATTGAAAAATCATATTTACAGCAAACTAAGTATCAGTTTGGACAACCTGATGCTGAAGCTGCAATCGGCGATTTAATTTCTGAAGATGGTACAGGTGTCACTCCTCCAACTATCTACAGTGCTGATACTGATTTACAGTTTCAATTAGATCCAGTTGATACTATGGCAGGAAAAATTCAAAATATTACATTGAATGATCCTACATGGTCTAAGACGTATTATACTCTTGGAAGAAAACTAGGTATTGACCATACTCCTGCTCATAGACATGCAGGAGCATATACAACAGCACGTCCTGATGGTAGATATGTTGAAGTATTTCAGTCTCCAATTTCACCAGCTGCTGGTCAATATGAATCTGCAAACTTAAATGGTATTGGAGGAACTGATACTAGAGATATTTGGGAATTTGGATTTGGTGACATGACATATTATGATGAAAATTCTTTGGTATTAACAAATGAATCAAAAACTTTTACACAAGATGCAATTCCAGTGCCAGGATCATCAAGGCAAATAAATGCAATACCTGCATGGACAGACGCATTTGCTGACTCATATAATTATAATCACTATATGAAACAGGTTACTGGTGTATTTCCACCTCCAACCAGTGTTTTTGGTAGACCAAACTATGCTAACGGAGATGTTAGTACAACATATCCTACTAACCTTAGTCATCTTGGAGAGGATTTTACTGATTCATTAGTAGGATCACACAACCATTTCAGTTTTGATGTCTCTATGAATATTGGTGGTCTTAGAATTCCTCCAAATATTGCCGTAAATAACGTACAATCTTACACAGTTAACGTTTCTGACATACCAGATGCGTTAAATATTCTTATGGACAATCAAACACCATCACAAACTATAGTAATGATCATTAGAGCTTACTAAAATGGCAACATTCTTAAATCAAGAAAGAACTAAGATAGGAACAACAACAGGAACTATCATTGCTTTTCCTCAAGAATTAGAAATAAATGATCCAGCAGTTGGAAATAGTTTATCATTACTTCCTGCTGGTTATTTAAGATGTGATGGTTCAGTTCTCAGTTCAGCAGTATATCCAGCATTGGCAGAAATTCTCGGAACAGGTGTTGATTGTGCGTTTAAACAAGAGGGAGTTGATTTAACAGATACACAATTTCAGTTACCAGATCTAAGATCTAAATTTGTTAAAGCTAGTTCAGCATCAGATCAGGGTGTTATCAATGACAATACAGTAACTAATGCTTCAGGACAAGTTATTGAAAGATCTGGTGTTGGCGTCAATGTTTCATCAAATGTAGGATCTACTGCAGTTGTTGATATGGTTGGACAGTTTAGAATTCCTGCTAGAACTGTTGCTCTTACAGGTAATGTTGGTTTTACTAGACCTAGAAGAGTTGATGAAGAGGTTGTACCAGCAAATGCTTTCATACCACATGCGCATTACACTACAACATTTAGATCTAGAACTATAAGAAGTACAGGTAACGCTATATTTGAGTTTAATTTTTTCACAAATGCATCTACAATTGGTGTAGTAAATTGGTTTGATGCTACTGATTCTGGTGATAACGGAAGACAACCTGCATGTAAACATTATGCACAGCAAGTAAAATGGGAAACTGGAACTTATATTGAAGGTGGTGGTTTTGGTTCAACATCATTTGAATATTTTGGTATTTGCAAAAGTGGATGTCTTGACTTTATCCGTAGTTGTATAATTCCTGATGGTAGAGAAATTATTGTTGATACTACTCCAGAAGGGCAAAGTTATCAATATCCTCCACTTTTAGGACAACGACCCCTTAACCCTCCTCCTACAAGTGAAAGATTAGGTCCAAACTACATTGCAGGTGCTAATGGCGTTGGTAGTGATAATATCCCTACTAGTGCAGCTGGTCCTAGTGGAGCTGTACAAGCATTTGAACTATACGAAAGTTTTGAAGAATCAACAAATTACACAGGAGTTGGATATTACACTAAAGGAACTGGACAATGGGCGTACACAGCTTTTGGTGGTTCTACTATATGGACTGGTTTAGATGATTTTGCTCAACAGGAGGTTGATTTAATTGGTGGAAATGGAAGTGGACTTAGAGTTTTTGTAAGATTTGAACCATGGCCAGGTGTTGGCGGTCTTCCAAGCAATTCAAGATATAAAATTGTTGGAATTGTTGATGTTGGTCAGAATTATCTAGTAGGTGATGTTGTAACTTTTCCTGATGTTCAAGGAAAAAATATTAGTAGTGCACCCTCTACTGGTAATGGAGGAGTTAGTTTAAAGATCACTTCTACAACTTTTGCTAATATAAATGATGCTGCAGCTTATACTCACAGTCAATCGTTACATAATGTTCTACCAGTAGATACTTTTTCTTCTAATAGTGACACTATAGCATATCCTCAAGTTGCAAACATTATTGAAAGTACAGATGCATTTAATTATGAGGACGATCCTACGCGACATCAGCATACTATTGATTACACAACTGGACTCACAAATTATGAGCTAGATATACCAGAGACATTTATCTCTACTGATGGAATGAGTGCTTCTATTTCTATTCAAGCAGAGACTGATACAAAAATTGATAGTTTAATCTCTCCCTTTGTTATGGTAGATTACCTAATTAAAACCTAAAATGTCAACAAGAAACATACGTTCTAACTTTCTTACAGATAAAGCGACATTTGGCAACTCCACTATGCCAATTGGTTCTATTGTGCCTGTTTTTAAGGCAAATGATGATAAAGTTACAGATAATGGTGTTGTATTAAATTTAGGACAAGTTGCTACTGGTGCTGGTGGTGGTACTGGATATGTAACTAATTTAGATCCAAATGGTTTTCCTACACTTCCAATAGTATATGACATTCCAGCAACAGCATTTGAGGTAGGAACAGATAATATTAATCTTCCTAATCATCCTTTTATTCAAGGTGATAAGTTATCAATAACCACAACAACTCAAGCTCCAAATCAGTGTAAATTAGGAGCATCCATTCAATCTTTTACAATTGATAATGGTGGTAGTGGTTATACGTCAGCACCACTCGTACAAGTAACTGACAATGGTAGTGGTCCTCTATCAGAGGGTGAGTTTTCTGCAGTAATTGATAGTACCACAGGAGAGGTAACTGAAATTACTGTTAACAATGGTGGTTCTGGATATCAATTTCCTCAAGTTACATTAACTGGTGGAGGTGGTACAAGTGCAAGTGCAACAGCAAACCTATCACCAGGCGGTGCAGGTGGTGTTGAGATGGATAAAGGATTTACATTTTTAGTTGATTATGTGAATGCAAATAATATCAGACTTTCCAGAAGTAATGGAGATATTTTTGCAGGTAAATATTATAATATTACTGATGTTGGTTCTAATGGAACAGTTAGTGTAGCGTCAAGCACTGGATTTGGATTGAGAGTTGGTATAGTGGCATACTTAAATGAACCTCCATTCCCTGATGGTAGTGTTAAGTTCGTTACTATTAAAAATCCTGGCTATGGTTATAAAGATGGAGATGTAGTTTATATCTCTCAACCTGGCAGTAGTGGAACAGCAAGAGTTGAAATTGTAACTACAGATAATAGAAGTGCTAGTGAACCAGAAATGCAGTATGAAGGTTGGTTATATTGCGATGGATCTGAATACGATGCACAAGACTATCCACTGTTATATGAAGTAATTGAAAACAAGTATGGTGGACTTGCAGGAACATATAATCCAGAAGATTTTGGACAATCTTCATCTATTAAATTCAATGTTCCTGATTATAAAGGTAGAAAAATTGTTGGTGCTGGTGGTGGTATCAGTGGTGGTGGATCTCCAGTATCAGGTAACGTTATTTCTACTGTTGGTGCAACAGGTGGTAGATGGTTTTTCTCAAAAACACAACAAGAAGCATTATTTGATATCGGAAACATTGTAATAACTGGATATCCAAATATATCTGAGTTTGTTGGTGGAACTTTAAAAGGTGAGATAACTTTACAGATAGGTCCTTTGCAAGAAAAGATAATATCAGCAGTTCCTGAACATGATCATGCTATATTAACATCTCAAGCAATAGCAACAACACCATATGAAGGAACAGGACAAGCTATTGATCAATATCTTGCTAGTTACAAAGATGATGTTGGACAAGTTCAATTCTTTATACCAAATCAAGGAGTGCCACTATTTCATACTCATGGTGTAGTAGACTACATTGTTACTGATCCATCACTTTCTACGTTTGGTAACACAAGTGGTATTGGTGAAGTAGCAGTCTCAACTATTACTGCATCAAATATTAGTGCTGATTCTACAGGTGCAGTATTTAACATTCCTAGTCATAAATTGACCACTGGATATAAAATTAGGGTAAGATCAAACGATCAATCAACTCCATGTACATTCTCTATAGATGGTAATCTTGTTCCACTAGCACAGAATTCAGAGTGGTATATAATCAGAATTGATGATGATAATTTTTACGTAGCACAGACAAAATACAAATCTAGATTAGGTCAAGCATTAGAAGCATCAACTAATGGTAGTGGTGGTCAAAATATTGTATTGGAAATGGGATATAAAATTGCAGGAAATTTGCCATCAGATACGACAACAGTTATTCAACAACCAGCAGATACTGTATATGATATTGATGACTCATATTCAATTGGTGGTAAAACAATTCAACTACCAGGCGGAGAATCAACTTCAGTAGAAACTATTATACAACAGGATGTTCCTGGCAGTTACACAGTTCCAGCTCCAACTATAGAGCAAGACGCAACAGGTGTTTTTGGAAGATTGACTGGTGCTGGCGGAGGTGGAGGCACCACAACTGTAGCTGGTCAAAATGGTGGTGACACTTACTACGAGTTTAATTACAATGGAACTCAAATACAAATTGTAGCAGATGGTGGAGACGGTGGTGCTACTGGTAATGCTGGTGGTGCTGGTGGTTCTGGTGGACAGGCAAGAATTGTCAGTGGAGGAGGTGGCGCAACAAATGTTACTGCAACAGGAACATACACTGTGGCTGGATTACCTATTGAAATTAAAACCTATGTAGATGGTAATGATGGTAGCAATGGAGGTCCTGTTGTAGGTGGTAGTGGTGGAACTTCAGCACTTATTGGAGGTGCTGGTGGAGACGGTGCTAGAACTTTATTTGAGGGATCAAATACGATAACTACCACATACACTTCACCAAGTTTATCTCCCACTCAGTACGTATTACCAAGCACTTGGCCACTTAGTAGTGTAAAAGCGATCCTTAGAGGTGGTGGCGGTGGATCAGGTGGTACTGGTGATGGTGGTGCAAACTGGTGGGCAGGAAGTGGTGGAGATGGTAAAACCATTACTGTAAATCTTTTAGGTGTACAACCTGGTGATCCATTAAACATATATGTTGGTGGTGGTGGATCAGCAGGTAGCGGTAGAAATCCTGGTCAAAAATCAAACACTGGTTTCTCACAAGGTGGTAATGGTGGTTCAGGAACTGGTGGTGGAGGAGGTGGAGCTGGAGGTTCCTCTTCCGCTGTTGGAATACCTGGTCAAATGGTTGCAGGAGCTGGTGGAGGTGGCGGTGGTGGTGCTGCTGGTGATGCCAACCAAGCAGCCTCTCAAAATGGACAACCAAATAGTAGCAATGATGGTGCACAAAATTTAAACAACCTCTTCTCTGGATCTGGTAATGTTGGACAAAACTCCGTTTGCTCTGGTGGTGGCGGAGGAGGCGGTGGAGGTGGTATCGGTATCACTAACAACGCTGGTGGTGGTTCTGGTGCAGGAAACGGTTCTAATGCAGTTAGAGATGGTTTTGGTGCTGGAAGAGGACAAAGTGCATATAGAGGAAGTGGT